TGTACATTGTATTGCAAGGCAGTCTTGTAAGACTTCTTAGCATTTACCTCAGCTTCTAACCTATCGGCTTCTGCTAAAATCTCTGCTCTTTTTGTTGCAACATCCGAACTAATAGCAATATCCCTTTCTGCTTTTCTTATAATTTGCCAATCTGTAGGTTGTAACATTTTACCTGCTTTAGATTTTATCTCTGCAATCTTACTCGCTTTGATGTCGGCTATCTTATACCTTTTTTCTTTTTCGCCTGTTGGCTCTCCATCTTCTCCGATAATATCTACCTCTTTATTGAAGTCTATGTCAGTAACATCATAGGTTACTATCTTCTTTTTTTCATCAAAGTATAGACCTCCTTTAGTTTGGGTTTGCTTATCGTAGCTTGGTTTTACGACATCGTAAAAACCCTCAGCTTCTAACACTTCGGCTGATGCGTTATTGAAGTTTAAAATATGTCCTGATTTACCATTCCAAGTGTTTGGTAAAGATTTGTGTGTGTAAATTCCTGTATTTGTAACCTGTGCTTTCATAATTAAGGAGTTGTATCTACTTCAAATGCGTTAATAGAATAGTTTACAATAGCCGCCGATGTAGTGTCATCAATACAGACAACCTGAATTACATTAGTCTTGCTTGTATCTAAAGAGCCGCTTCCAACTTTGTTGATAGTAGCACTTGTAAAGTTTGTGGCTAGTGTAATAACAGCAGCAGACAAATCACTTCCAGATAAAACTATGTCAATCACCTGACCGAGTTTCATGTTTTGAATTGTTAATGTTGCAGTCGCTACATTGCCAGTAAGGAGAAACGTAGTTGCTGCTGATGCATCTAAGTCTTGACTTCCTGTAGCTGTGCTTGTTGCCTTAGCTTTGTATCTGTTAGCTAATTGTCCGTGATCGATTGCAAAGCTCGATCCTGAAATGTCTTGCGTGTCTGAGGTGTATGTAATTCCATACATATCCGCAAACATTTTTCTAGTGTTAATGAACGCCTGTCTTAGAGACATTCCGTCTCCTTGGTTTGCTGTTCCTACGTTTAAATTTTGTGATGCCATTTATATCATGTCTATTGTTACACTTAAATTATTATCTATTGTGATGTCTGTTCTATCCAAACTTACTGAAGAGCATATCGGATAAACATATCCCCAGCCTTCACTTCTGTTGTTGTCTCCCCACCAAGACTCGCAATAAATGTCTCCCCAACTCATAATACCCAGTCTATTGAATAAGATTCGTAATTAGGAGAAACATCTCCATTGCTGTTTGATCTCCACTCAGGAAAACCACTTGAGTTAAAAGCCATATAATCTAAAAAGCGTTGTGTATAGCTTTCTGCTCTGTCTCTTGCAACCTGAATTAATTCTTTTAGCTCTGACTGATTTACATCCGTAGCGTTCTCGGAGGTGTGTTTAAAGACTCCTTTGTTTGATACTGTTACATGAGCAGTTTTAAGAAACTCATGAACTGTCAGATGGACTAAAATAGGTTTTATAAAGTCATCTAATAAAGCTTTATAGGTTGCAGGAAAGGTTGTGCCGCTATTTATTAGGGCTGTTATATCGGCAGAGAATTTGTTGTATAAATCTGTGCCTATTATTTCTCTTAAATATTGTGTCTGAGCGAGGTGCATAGCAGGAATCAGACTGTCAGCATCTATTGATCCTGATAGCATAGTCGATTTTCTTACTACATCCTCTTTACTACAAAATAAAACGTCTGCCATTATGCTCTTCCTTTATTTGGTCTGTTGTTTGGAGGTGTCCCCTCTATTCCTTTTCTTTTTAATCCTGGCACATTAGCAACTCTTTTATCATTTTCTAGATTGTCAGAATCAGATGCAGGCAAAAAATTACCCTGACTGTTTCTTTTTCTGAAAAAAATCATCCTTTTAAAAAAATGTTTACAGTTAACGCCTCCCAGATATTTAAAAATGTCGTAATTATTAGCACCTCCTTTGCCTAGACCTTTGTTTGGGTTCAAATCAGATAGCTCTTTAATATCCTCTAGCCTATAAAGTAATCCGTATTTCTTGCCTTTGTTTCTAGACATCATTGCTTTGCAGAAAGCTCTTTCAGGATTAGGGTTTCCATCGTATTTATAGCGTAATTTATAGAGACCTTTATCTTCTTTGCTTTTATCTTTTGCCTCTGCTGTGTCAGCAAACATTTCTAGTTTAGATAAAACCTGCTCTTCTTTTCCATCGACTACATCACTTTGTTCAATTAACTCCCACTCATCGTCTAAATCCTCACCGAAATTTTCTAGGTTTTTTAATATTAAAGCTTCATGATCTTTACTTAGCTCAGGCCTTTGATCTTTGTTTTTTTGCTCTATTTTAGAAAACAATTCTTGAGAACCGTTTCCACTAAACATTGATCGAGCAACATCAATATCAAACTGAAGCATCTGGACTAAGAAAACTATTGCCTGATCTTCTGTAATTATTCCCTCTTTTACGTTTTGGAGAATAGATAAAGCAGAAGCAATCTGTGCGCCATTATAAGAAGCTTGTTTGTCAATTAAATCTTCATCACTATCATCAACAACTTGATCTACTGCTGGGGCTTGATCTTCAATTATTTGACCAGTCTCCTCTTCTTTTTGTTCTTTATTTATTATCTCCTCAGTATCAACAAATTCAATTGGTGTAAGAGTTTCAAAAAACAAATCAAGAGCAATTGCATTAACCGATAAGATGTCATCAATAGCGTTTAAGATTAACTCTTGATAAGGCTTTATGACAACATTGTCAAAAAGGTTGTGTGCGTTTTCTATTTCCTCTGCGTTTGATCCCAGAGAGTTTCCTGTGTCTCTAATACCTACCAAAAGAGGAGAAGTAATTCTGTTAGCTAAAAGTAGCTTTCTAGAGCACTCCTCTGCGATGTAAGAATAGACATCAGCCGCATCACTTACAGAAATATCTTCAATTTGCGTTTTAGTTTCAGCAGAATCAGAAAAAGAAATAATTACTTTTTCTCCATTAGCCCCTGTGAGCTTGTTCATGATCTCATTTTTGATCAAATGCTGTTTTTCTTGAGTCGGTACTCCGTTGGAAAATGAAACGAGCTTAGTGCCTGAGAATGAATTTTGAACTTCATTGACTAAATACTCAGATATTTCACACTCTAGCTTACTGTAGTTGAGTGCATTAGCCCAATCTGGCGGAGAGTAGTAGTGCATTGAAGGGATAAACTTTCTAATGATGTAAATCTCATTGTTTGCACCTGATCCAAAAATTGGAATCCTAGTTAGCTCATCTGGGTTTTGATATTCACTCCAATTCGGATGATAGTAGTAAGCGTTTATTTTGCCTTTGTCATCGCATTTCTCAGCTCTTAGAGTTTCTCTATTAAAGTGAGAAACACTAACTATCTTTTTTCCCTTGTAAATTACCTGAAAAGCAGCCTCTCCTAAAAGCTTTAAATCCATCGCTACTTTTTGAAGGCATTTCTTTTTAAATAATGACTTCATTTGAGCGTATTCATCAGGCTTTTTAGATGCGTTGTGGGCATTTACTCCTTTGCCATAGATTTGGTTGCTTATACCGTTTATAATTGACCCTGTGGTGGGGCTGTTTAGGTATGCATCTATAAGCTCTTGGTAGTAATCATTGTCCTCTCCGTATGAGATAAATTCCTCATTGGGGTTTTCAACTATTTCAGGGGTTTGATAAGCTGAAAGATTAACTATGTGAAAGTCGCTATTAATCATAAACTAGAAAATCGTTTGACTGCGTTGTGTTCGTAGTGTATCTCCCAGCATTTACTGAATAATCAGCGACTGTCTGGTTTGTAGCAAAGATTTTATCTCTGTACAAAACCTCATTAGTTGCGGTATTTGTTACCTCTAATAAGTAGTCTTGATCTTTATTTGCATCAAGGTTTAAGTTTGCTGTGTGGGTGTAATAATAATCTACTGCTGTAAGTGATGTGGCAGTTTGATTATAGACCTCTGTGTTTTGTTGCTCGTTTATCACTTTTATCCTGAATATTGAAGCCCCTGTTGGCGAGTAGGAACTTGGAATGATACTTAATGTGTGGCTAGATTGTGTTCTGTTAAGTACGATCATGCTTTTTTGTATATAGCTACGAAGGTTTTTATCCTGCCTTTTTTTTCTAATACCTCTAAATCTTCGTCAACTAATTCTTTTGCAATCTGTGATTTAGATATTGGTTTCCAATCTGCCGAGTCGTAAGATTTTTTTAAGTAATCTTTTGATTTTGCCATTTATTTGGATTTAGCGTTTTGTAAAGGGGCAGCCGCAAAGCATACCCCCAAAAACAAAACACAATTAATTAACTATTTGTCCCAACCGTTATAGTTTCAGTAACGCTTGCTAGCCCAGCAACTGGATTAGCAGAAGTCGCACCGCTTATGTATAATGGTTGTAAAGATTCCTCACTTGTAAACTCAAGATTGTAGCCGCTTAAATCGGCCATAGCACCGCCAGAGGCGAGCGTGGCTGAGGTAAGTTCACACCCATGATCTTTACCTAGTAGTAAGAAGTCCCCTGCTCTAGTTTCAACGATGATATAAGGTCTGCCATAAGCAATAAGCTTAGTTTCCTTAGACAATTCTTTTGTAAGCTTTGGCAAAACCAAAGAAAGAACTGAAGAGAAAAAGGTAGTCCCTGTATCACGTGAAGTAGTAACAGTTGTTGTTAGAGTGTTTCCGCTATTTTTCAAATCGTATTGAAAGAAAGTAGCAGTTCCACTCGCATCTGTAATCTGATCGTCTGAATCTAGCGTAAATCCTGATAAAGAACCGAAGTCGGATAGCCATACTCTGACAATCCCACCAATAGTATCTTTACAGTTTGTAGCATATCCAGCTGTTAATTGACAAGCCATAACTTAATTTTTTAGTAGTTAGCATCTCAGCTAACAGTTATTAAGCATAAAGAACTACGTCTGATCCAACTCCAATTGCAACTGAGGCTGATCCTCTTAAAATTACTCTCGCATTTTGACTTCCGTCAAGTGCGCTCATATCCAAAACAGAAGCTTGGTTAAGCTCGCTGTACAAGCTAGTTCCAAAGATCATGTTGTCAGAAGTAGCAGCCATCATTTTAGTAGCTGTAAGGCCGGGGCAATGCAATACTTTGATTCCATCATAGAAAAGCTCTTGCTGACCTGAGTACCAAGTTGGGCCTTCATTGTTAATACCAGCAGAACCTAGTCCAGAAGCTCCAAAACCGCCCAATGCACGAACGTATTTTTGATAAATTGCAGTAGAAGCATAGATGTAAAGGTTGTCCTTGCCAATGTTAGCGGCTGGAATAGCATCAACTACTTTTCCAAGCTCATCAGTTACATTAGCAGCAGTTACAGAACCAGCAGCAACATCTACTACATCAGAGTTTGCAGCAGCCAATACTTCAAACCCATCAAAAGGAATGTCAGTAGAAGAGGTTGTATTGCTCCAAATTGCAGTTTCCATTGCAGCAGCAGTTTTAGCTACTACGTGCTCTAGGATAAAGTCTCCAAAAGTTTTAGGCACTCCAGATTTGATGCCTTGCATCTGAAGAGATTCCCATGAATTTCGGTAGTTTTTGACGCACAAAGTCAGGTTAGTTTGTATTTCCTTTGGTTCAATTACAACTTCTGTAGTTGTTAAAGTACCTGTAGGTGTAAAATCACAGCTACCCGGCTTGATTAAATTAGCGTCAGAAGCGAACACTTGTAGCACTTCTTTAAATTTGATATTGTCTCGAATGTCAATAGCACCTGATGCTAGAGATTTTCCAGTCAATAACGATGCGGTTAGGTAACCAGAGGCCGCCTGCCCTGCATATGTCGTTGTTATACTTGAGGTTGTTGCCATTTTATTTATTTATTATTTTTCTTATTAAGTCTAGTTGAGGATTATTGCTTCTGTAAATTTTATGTTTGTGAGAAGAAAGAGCTTCAGGGTTGTGAGCAATAGGCTCAACAACTTCAGCAGTCATTTCTATCTCTTCTACAGATTCCTCTTTTTTCATTTCCTCTTTGCTTTCGCCTAGAGATTTTATTTCATCTTTAATTTCCTGAAGAACTGATTTAACTTCTTCTAGTTCTTCTTTAGTAGCGTAGCTCATTTCTTCTTCTTCAGCTACTACTTCTTCAGTTGGTGCTTCTTCTTCTTTTGGTTCTTCTTTGGCTTCAACTTCTTCTTCTGCCTCTGCTTCTCCAATAGATGCTATCACACCCTCTGTCTCAACTTTTAGAGACTGACCATCTTCAAGAGTATAATCACCAACAGGAAGGGGAATTGATTCTCCGTCCTCGTTTTTAATAAATACTTGTTGATCTGCCTCAAAAGCTTCAGCTTCTATTTCAGTACCATTGTCCAGTTTCATAACTGCCAATTTCACTTCTTTTGATAATTCCATTCCTAGAACTTCTCTTATCTGATTTACAATGTCTGTTGCCTTCATCTTTAAGGGTTATATTATATAAACAATTGAGGTAGGGTAATTCGGTCAAATTTTAACATTTTTTTTTAGCTGTTTGTTATATTCTTAAATGTCTAAAACTTCTTTAATTACCCCATCTTCGATTCTAACTTGCTTTGGATTGTTATAGGCTGTGTAATATCCATTGGCTAGGGCTTGATTAAGTAAAGTTGCATCGCTTACAGGAATACTTGCAAGTAAGTTTGTGTAAACTCCTATCCCAATACTATTAGTTGAATCATATAAGCCATAATTATTGGCAGTATTATTTGGGTTGTTAGTATAATAAACCGTGCCTACGTTTGTCGAACCCGTTTGTATTGTTGTAAATAATGTTTCAGAAAAATATTGAATATCATTACCGCCATGGCTCATTACTGCGCCAATTAGTGCTAAAGCCGCATCCTCGGTCTCATTCATTGCGAGACCCGTTGCATTGCCATCAACCACTTCAGGCTTGCTAAAAGATGAAATAGTTATATTTAAAGATTGTCCTAGTTCACCCCTTATGCCTTTTAAGTCTATAAAATCGCCTGCATTATTGTAAGCAAATCTATAAATCACAATTCCCGTAGGATAGCCAGTAAATTGATATTTAAATGGGTTACTTGTAACAGGGTTTGATAATGTTGCTATTGGTTGCGTTGCGGTTGTCGTACAGGCTAAGGTAGCACCCGAGTTAAAATATCCACTAGGGACAGTAATGTTAACATTTAGCGTTCTTACTGTGGCTACGCTTACTGTACTAAACGAAGATGGACTTGTAGAGGATATTGTGCCAATGTCAATAGTCGGTGATGTAATAACACCTGCATCTGACACAGCAAATCCTGACAATGTAATATCACTACAGGAAAGCGTTGGAGTGGCTGATTGTGTTACTGTTTCATTTGTCGAAATTGTATCACCTGAATTAGAATAGCCTTCGGGAACAGTTACTGTAGCAGTTACTGTTTGATTTGTGTCAGTATCTACTATAGGAAAAGATGACGGTGTTACAGATGTTACAGTTCCAAAACTTGTACCTTCAAAAGTAGCTGTTGGCAATGTAACAACTCCAGATGAATTTATTGAAAGTCCTGAGATCGTTAAACCCTCAGAAGTTACAGTAGTTAAAGTTTCATCTGTTGATGCTATGGCTGAAATTCTACCTATGCCCTGTGCGTGCATTTCACCTGTACAGCAGTCGGGGTGGTAGGTTTTGCGATCTTTACACAAACATCCTCGCCTACCTCCTCTAGGTGTAATTTTAGATTCAGATTTGTATTTTCTTTTTTTACGCATCTTTTAGAATCTTTTTTATTGTGTCTATAAATTCTTGGGAGGCTTCTTCTTTTAGGTCTTTGTCTTTGGGTCTTGACATTTTATCTGAGAAGTAGGCCTCAATTGAAAAACCTTTGACTTTGCCATCTTTAACATAGTCCTGCCAAACAGCCTCAGACTCTACTTTCATAGACACCATCCAAGTGCCTACTGGAACATCTAGACCATAATGCCTTGATTTGTCTTTTTCAGATTCTACAATCCAAGACTCGACTACAGTCATCCCATCTAGCTTAACCTCATGCTCTAAAGTTGCTTGAGATTGATTGCCATTTTTAAAAAACATCTGTGATGCTTTCCTAACTGTTTCTTTTGAAAAGAAAATGTAGTATTCTTCATCTTCGTTTTTTCTAAATATGGGTTTGTTAGGAACTAAAGCAGCACCGACTAGGAGTCTTTTCTCTTTGTCTTGTTCTGCAAACTTGTACTCTTCTTTTTTAAGTGCAATAAAATCTTCCTCGATTGCTGGTGAGTGGACTACCGAAATGGCTTCGACTCCGATGTCATCATCTTCTAAAATTAATTCTACTATTCTCATGATTATATGGTTGCTGATTCTACAATATTTCTTTCTAATGCCTGTGCGCTACTGACATCAGAACTTACTACAAATGCCTTGACTGGCACTTTTTCATCTCTTCTCTT